TGTAACTACTTTATTTCTCAAGTAGGACACCTTTGCTTGCAGATAATTAATACTGGCGTCATTAACACCATTATCTGAGCGTTTTATGTTAAAGTTCTTCATCATTTCCTGCACAACAGCATCATGTTCTTCGGGGGATTCTGCATCTTTCCCTAAAACATCAAGCTGTGAGCGATAAGAACTTTGATAAATTTCCTGTCTTCTCGCTTTTTCTCTTTCCTTTGTTTCATACCATTTGTTAAGTTCGGCAACATTTGTTGGTATAAAATCGGGATCAATCTCTGGTTCGGGTGATTTTTCTTCTGGTTTTTGTAATGATGCCTGAAGTAATGCCCCCGTTCTCTCCATAAATTGATCAAACTTTTCTTCCATAGATTTAACCCGTCTTCCAAGTTGAGAACGCTCTCTATTATCGGTTGGTTCTTCTGGAACTTCTTCGGGTTGTACTTCTTCCTGTGATTCTTCGACTTCTGGTGTTTCGGTCACTTCATCCATAAGTTCTTCGGCTGGCGTTTGTTGCTCGGCAGCAGCGTCCAAATCTTCGTGAGTAACGGTTCCTTCTTCTGTCATTTTTTTTAACTCCTTTGTTTTACTTTGTTTTTGAGTTTTAAATACTCATTAATTTTTCCAGACCATCTTTCAAATAATTTTTTATAAGACCTGTATTCGGCTTTTTCATCATCGGTTGCTTTCATGTCTATTATCTTGTTTAAGTTGCCTTCCATTAGAATCATTAAGTCCCTCATCAGGGTTTGACCAAGCGGATTGGTGATTGCCTGATAAAACTCATTCTTATATGAAAGCAAGGATAGGGTCTTTGCACCCTTCTGCCCATGAACAGCAAGAAAGTTTTCAATATCGTCTAAGGTTATTTCTTCTTTGAAGTCTGTCTTCATTTGTTTTTAATAATATCCTTGTTGTCCAACACTCCTAGCTTGTTGTTCTAAATTCCCCTGATTTACACCATATTGGTTGCTTACCCCACCACCAGCCATGCCCCCTGGTTGTTCTATGCTTTCAACTGGGGTCATGGGTTCATTAGGGTTCAATAATGCCTGACCAAAATTGGCATATTCATCACCGCTTAAAAGAATAATCTGAGCAAGTACATAGTTGACTAGCTGTGGTGCGTTCAGTTGCACAAGATAACCAAGAATAGTAGTCCAGTTTTTAATCTTGATTTGTTTGCTTTCGGCTGTTTCTATGCTTTGACTAAGGGGTTTATAATAGTAATCAAGGGTTGGATTAAAGTCGTATATCTTTTCACCCATTAACTTCATTCCGGTTTCGGGATAGGCAAACTGCCATGTCATTTGCTGAATCATCCAATAGAGTTCGGTCAGGCAGGTATATTCAAAAGTTAAAGACTTATAGTTGGTTCTCTTTCCGGTTCTTTGTTCTGCTCCCACAATAGCTGTTGCCGTAGTAGATGCCTCCCCTGGAATATCACCCATAGTTGTGGGATAAATAGCTGTGGTCTGTTGCATCTTGGTTGTAAGAATACCAAGTTGTTGCATAGCCCCTGAGATGTTATCCTCTATTTTAAGTTCATCTATGTCTTTAGGGTCATTAAGTTCTATGATATGTCCTGGTTCCACATAAACAGAATCAGTATCCTCAGTTGCCATCTTATTGCCCTTAAATGTGGGAATGGTAGCTAGGGTAGTTCTATCGTTGGACATATTAAATGTATCATTTATAGCAACCTGAAGTTCTTTGGCATATTTGCCATCCCCAACACCAGCATCCTTTACGGGGTGGATATAGCATAAACCACGAATAAGGGGTTTATAGGGATTGTTATTGGCATCAACATAGGGGGTTTCATTGAATCCTATCAGTAATTCTTTTCCGCTAACTAAAACAACCGTGATAATACATTCCCTTAGTTCAGCGTCTTTTAATACCTTTCCATACTTATCAAGCCCTGGCTTTTCATCTAAAACCCAAAAAAGACCATAACGCCTTAATACATCAAACTTTTTGGATATTTTGTTATCAAAAGATTGCGTTGGGTCATCTCTATCCCTTGTCTCTCTCTTGGTTTCAGTATCTTGGGGTTCTTGAAGATCATCTAAAAGATGTAAGTTAAAATAACTATTTCTTTCAGCTTCCTGTTCTAGTTTTTCCTTAGTACGTTCCATGCGAATATCAACCCATTCCTTTTCCTGTAAAGAATAGGTATATTCGTTGGATGTAAAAACATTGCGTGGGTCTAAAACCTCATAATTAAAATGGTCTTTTATTAAAACACCGTCTTTGATTTCTTGTTCCCACCAACACAATAAATCTACATGACCCTGTAAGTGATTAATGTTTTTGGCTCTCACAAATTTTTGATAATGTTTGACTTCTCTCTGATTTAATGTTCGGTTAATAAGTTCCTCTGTAGCATCAGCACACTTCAGGGCTTGTTCGGATGGGTCTTGGATATATGTTTCTACAAAATCCCTTGTCTCAAAATATTGAGAAACATCTATAGAACTCTGAGTAAGCATATGGGAAGGAAACTCTGGAATAAAAACATCACTCATCCAGTCATATTCCTTTTCTGTTCGTTCCGCATCAAACAGGTCAATATAAGACTCAAAATCGCTTATATCCCCCGATTGATTCTGTTGTGCTACTCGATATTCGTTATTAACAATAAGTTTTGTAATCTGATTTTCTAGTGCTTCATCAAATTCATGCGAAGTTCTTTTTCTTCCCATCCTGTCTCCATTGGGCAACAAAAAAGGGCAAACGTAGTGTCGTGGCACCACGATGCCCTTAGCTTGCTGTCCTTTTCGGGAGCTACCCTAAAGTTAGCCCAAGTTTTATGTGCTTTGTAAGTCTTCTAATTTAACGGATCGTTTTATAATTATATTGGATATTCCGCCTTTAAAGAAGTTTATAGTCAAAGAACCTACATATTTTTGTTCAAGCCATTCTTTGATTAAGTTCATTAATTTGTATAACATTGCAACCCTCTATATGCTTATCCTAAACATGGGTTTTGATAATATTGGTTTTAGTTTATATTTGCAGTTGGGGCATTTTTTATAAATATTGCCATTATCATAGTTGTCTTTTTCGTTCAATGTCATGGTGATTTCGTAAATTCTTAAACAGTTGGGACATTTAAGTTCGTAAAGAGGCATCTACCATCTCTTGCGTTTTGTAGTTGTCTTTATCCCTGTAAAAATACTTGCATTGTAAGCAGTTGGTATTTACATAATAGTAAGGATTTTTGTATAAATATGCCTTTTGTCTTAGGCAATCTTCTTTATTGCAATATGGAGGTTTCATCTTCCCTTAAAATATTTAGGTGCCTTTTTCTTAGGTTGTAATCCAACCCTTCTCGCCCTAAATCGAACATCTTTTAAAAGCCCCTCTAGGGCCGTACAAAAATGACTCCACTTCTGCGTGGGAGTTTCTTTTTTGTCCTTAGACGCAGATTGGGAACTTAGTTGGTGTTCTTCATATCGCCATTGCTTTATGCTTTGAGCCGTATCACGGCAATTACTTAGTATCCACAAAGTAGGAACATATCTCGTTTCGCCCTGTTTCTGAATCCTGTTATTAAACGGCTTTCCAACCAATGTGGAATTACGCAATCTAAGGCGTATTTCGTCCCTTCCCTTGGTTCCCTTGGTATCAAACGGCTCCCAATATCCCCCCAAGCAAATACCGTCTTTCTTTAACTGATAAAATATACGATTTAAGTCTTCCACAACCGTAGTTCCGGTATTTGTCTGTACTTTATTGGCAAGCGGGTCTATTAAATTAACTGTATATTTCTGTAAGCCGGATTTTCTGCCTATTTCTTCTGAAATTGTGCTTGTAACCCATTTTAAGGGACTTACAGACCAATCTTCATACACAAAAACTTCATCTCTGGGACTTATGGTTGCCCATACAATAGTCCAATTATTTCTTTCGTGGTAGTCAATAGCCCTTCCATGAACCCAATCTCTCGGAATTCCCTGCCTAAAATAATTTTCCCTATTAATTACATGAACATTCCAGTTCATTTCGGAAAAAATTCTACCGGAAGACTGGGAAAATACACCATATCGTCTAGTAGCTACCGTGTCAGGGTCTTCCCAAATGAACTTTTTCTCAATAGCCTTCTTGGTAAGGGTGGGATTATCATCTGTCGCACCCTGAATTACAGCAATATTGCTATCAGAATCAGTCCATTCTATCTGACCTATCTCTTTTCCTTCCCTTTGGGATAAAAACTCGCATACTGGCCTGGTACGAACATAGAGATTTGCCTTTTCAAATATTTCATCAAATGTCCACGACATACGCCTTGCGGGAGTCAATGACAGCAAAAAATCCCCATCTTCCGCTACGAGCCTCGGTTGCTGTTCATCATAAAAGTCAAATGGCGGTTCTTCATCACACCAACAAGAAAGCCTCTGAACACCGGCACCAGCCTGAACTTGTTGAGAATACGACACAAATTCCACTATTATATCGGTGCCCTTATTGTAAAGATCACCGAAATTTCTACCACCATTTGGATCAGCAACCGTCATACTGGGTTTTCTGATGGTAATGTCCTTTTTAATCAGATACCGAGGAAGCCATTTTTTAAATTCTGGATAAACAGCGTTTCTTATCTCAGAAGATTGATCATCAACATCAGTTCCGGTAACATCCGTATCCCCTGGCAGGGTTTCACTACAAAACCTAAACACCCTGGTCTTTCGTTTATGAATTCTTAAACCAGCACCGCAATGTGGGCATTTATTATTCTCCGGCCTCAGACTTTTATGAAATCTTTGGGGGAGCATCTTGGCGACATCATCAGTGCCAGGAATCTTAACAAAATCAGGGTAAAAAGCACTATCAGTAAAAAACCCTACCTTATGCAATTCTATCAAAGAACCATCAGACAACCTCCCGAAAACCCCAGGGTGCTTTATCACGCTTTCGTCTTCGGTAGCATCAGCTTCTAATTCTTCCTCTATAAGATTGGGACACTCGAAATACAGCACGTTCTTTTGAGGGATAGGGTGCCAGCCCATAATGCGATAAACATACTGTGCAGCGTATCCACTCGTTTTTCCATACTGATTTCCGGTAAATGACGCAATCCTATCAAAGGGTAAATATAGAAGATTTTTAAACGCCCATGTATATTTAAAACTAAGTATTGGACGATATTGCTCAAATTCCTCAATTACACTAAGTTTAGTCACTAAGAATGGGCTTTCATTTGCCTTATTCGTTTTTGGGCAGCGGTCTTAGACGTATATACCTTTGGATAAAGTTTTCCCGTCTTATGTGATCTTATCTTATAACCACCTTTTACTTTTACAAGCACATCCACCTACACATATAAAATTCTACCATCCTTATCCACAGCATTACTGCATCCGGCAAAACATCCATATTTCTCCCAACTGTCCCTATCCTCTGGATCTATAGTATAAGGATGTAAATTATATATTTTACCATCAGACTTCTTCACCCTAACAAACCAGTTGCCGTCTAATCCTAAACTATACCCGATTACTTCATCCATAACCCTTCCTAATTATACCCTGCGGTGTCCAGGTCGCTCAGTTTATGTGGTGTTCAAGAAACTCAAGGTCGCTGGGCTTTGCCACAATAGCCTTTTGCCCTGCCCTCGATGCACC